ACTATATATATATAAATATAGAGAGAGAGTTATGATAAAGTTTAAAACAAATGCCGCAGTGGCGGCATTTGCGAACTACAGTCCACCGTTTATATATATAGTATACTTGTATCTATACAATATTATGGTAAATATCACAAGTATTTATGTTTGTAAAAATACAAGTAAGGCTTCTTAAGGTAAATAAGGATAGTCCGATTTTCTTCAATTATCTTTCTGAAGAGACTCGTGATATTTACTTTTCAATTAAAAGGATTACAAAGATAGTACCGAGTGAAAAGGGTTGTACTATCTTTGTTGAAGAGGGCGGGACTGTAAATGATTATAGTTCTCCGTCTAAAGCAGAATCCATAATACTAAGCATTAGAGAGTCTAATAGATAATTGTAAAGGTTGTCAATCTATAATATTATGATAGAGACAAGTTTTACAATAACAGGAACAGACTTCTTCATAAAAAACCAATTTGGTTCACTTTTTGAGTCTGGACAGTTTGCTGTCGTTCAGTGGACTGACGGCTATAATCCGAGATACAGGCCATTGCAAGAATGGACTTCCCAAAACCTTACGATGGTAAATTGGGTTGGGAATTATGACATAAACGGCCTCGGTCCAAGCATGACATTGACAACAACAAGCGTGTTTATGGCAAATACTTCTGGCCCGCTTTACATATTCCTCGACTTTGGTCTTTCTTCAAACTATAGACCAGAGTTTGGAACCCAAGTATGGCTTGGTCAAATAACAGATAGCCTTGTTCTTGATGGAGTAAGTCAGACAATAAACTTAAATCAATCAAACATAAGACCAGTAGTTGGAGGGTTTGATGGAAGAACAATGTATACTATGGACTGGAATACATGGCAACCGATGGCTGTCCCAGAACCAAGTTACTCCGCATTCGCTTGCGTTCTTTTTGCGATTGCTTTAATTTATAAGAAATATGCTTAAATATATTTTATTACTCATAGCACCAATGTCTTTTGGTGCTATGGTTGACGGAGAGGTTATTGCCACGCTTGTTGAGGGTGATGCAAAGATGCACATCAACCAATCTGTGTCCAACATTGACAAGGGCTCAGTCTTTAAGGCAGGAAGCGTGATAAAGACTGGAGACAAGTCTAAGGCTGAACTCTTTGTTTCAAATGGAATAAGACTCGTAATGTTGCCGAACTCGTCACTTGTAGTTAAAATGCTGAAGCAGGATGAGAAAAGTTTCATAAAGCCAAACCCAGAAAATAAGTCAGTTAAAGAGTCTTCTCCGTCTATCACGGACTTTGAAGTTGAAAGCGGAAAGGTTGTTGGAGATGTTAAAAAGTTAGCACCAATGTCTGTTTTTACAATGAAAACACCATGTGGTGTTGTGAAAATAAAAGGAACGGTTTTTTCAGTTGAGTACAAATTGAATAAGGACGGAACAGCATCATTTAATGTCGGATGCCTTGTTGGGCGTGTCGTGGTGGAGATGGCTGACCCACGTATACCTCCAGTAAATGTCCCTGCTGGCAAGCAAATGTCTGTATCAGCACCGCAGGTATCTGCATCTCAGTCTGGCGGCTTAACGCCGCCAAGTGGGAATAGCGAAGGTCAAGGAAAGGCCCCTCCGATGCAGGTTGAGATTAAGTCAATACCTCCAGCAGAGATGAAAGAAATTTCAATAAGAATGAACGCAGAGCAACCGCCTCAAGCGACACCAAGCCCTTCTGGAGCACCTCAATCGCAGACACCAGCCGCCCTTGACAGAATGCTTCAAGAAATTGAAATGAATACGACAGAAAAACAGATTGACCCATCGCCTTCTGGTGGTTAACATTTGTTAATGAAAGTTATTCTTGCTGTATCTGGATACGCACAGTCTGGTAAGGACACGTTTGCAGATGCTGTCGTTGAGTCAATTGGCTCAAAACATGCATGCTCAAGGTTTAAGTTCGCAGAAGACCTGCGTATTGCAACCAGAAAGGCTTTTGAGCATCTTGAGGTAAACGTTAACCCTTGGACCGAGGACAAGAGCGAAAAAGAGCAGTTAAGGCCAGTTCTTGTTGCCATTGGAGAGTATGCCAGAAGCAAGAATGAAAATGTATTTGCCGAACTTACTTCAAAGAATATTAATCGCAGTCTAAGTAGTTCTTGTGAGATAGCCATCGTTACCGATATGAGGTATTCAAATGAGCACGAAATACTTAAAAGATTGGCCTCTGATAAAGGTTATACTTATCATAGAATCCATGTAACCAGAATTGGAAATGGTCCTGTAAATGAAGCCGAAGATAGAAGCGTTGCAAAGTTGCTTCAATATCCAGTTGATGCATCTTATATAGCAAAGAATGGAGATGTTGGTGCTTTGAGGATGGTTTCAAATGACTACATCAGAACGTTTATACTTCCTTACGTAAAGTGAACAACAAGGTTCCATCTAACTTAAAAATATATGCTCTTTCAATAGTTCATATATTTAGAATAATAGTAATGGGCTCAATGTGGTTTTTCCCGATACTATTTTGCTTCATAAGTGGCTACTTCCTGTTCAACGCAGAGTGGATTAATTTTGCAAAGTATATGGTTCTTGCAGTTGCCATTCACTATTCTTACCCGATTGTTCTTTCTTGGTTTGAGGACGAACGGATGAAGTTCAAACAACAGGTTGATGTTTGGACAGAATATCATAACAACACAAACAGATAGTCAAAGGATACTTTGCGTAGATTAGAGGCTGTTAATCTACGCAATGTTGCCAAACAATAAGGCAGGCCGAAGCCTGCCTTATATATTTATAAATTGAATTGGGTCTGGAAGATGGTTATGCCCCAACAGTCGGAGGGTAACGGTACTTTCGTCATCCGTATCATCATCAGCACCCAAAGTGAATTGGCGGCGGGTGGAGTCAATCGAGGGAATATTGGTAATATAGTGGGAATATGCTTACCGCATACTTGGGGTTAGTATGCAAACCTTGCACATCATCTCTGTATGTGCTTACCACCTCGCCGCCAAAGTAAAGAACACGTCATCAGCAAGAACGAAGTCTTCTGTATCAGACATAGACAATCATACTGACTCTAGTCAGCAAGTCAAGCAAACAACTTACTCGCTTTTGCCTTCGGTTGATTCTTCGCCTTCTTTTTCATCAGATGAATTTTCAGATACCGTTTCAACAACCTTTGGAGCCCCAAGGAATCCGAAAGCCGCCGCAGAAACTAGTTGCATGACCTCACAGTCCCATAAGTGGTTCGCTCTTTTACCAATTCTACGCCACTCTGGCTTTCCATTGTTGCCCATCACACGGGCTTCTGATTCCATCTGGTCTATGTAGTCTTGTCCGCAGTCGTGCGGACACATATGGTTTCCAATCCTTCTTATTCTTGAAAGTTGGTCCTTCAATGCCAAGTTTGAGAAGTGGTGAACTCTTACAACGCCAGTTCCAGCATTCACAAGTCTGGCTGGTGCGTATGTCTTATTCACTGTCTTGTATCCGCCAGCCATCTGAATTCTCCAAGGGAACTCGCTACGCTGGTCGCCTCTTAGTGCCGTCCATTTGTTAATGCCACACTGTCTTATAACGTCATCAAACTGGTCTCCGCAGTCAACATATACTAACGCACTATGGACTGAGTGCAGTTTCTGGAATGCAAGAACATCTCCCCAAGTAGATACGAACTTCCAAGCACGGAGTCTGCTCAAGCCTCCCTCTGCCCAACTTCTTATCAGACAGTAGAATCCGTTTCTCTGAACGTCAACAGTCATAAATCTTGCGAATACTTGGTCTGCAAGTGTCTTGTCTGAGTGAATTCTTTTTGTCTTTGGATTTATGAGAGCCTCATCTTCCCAATCCTCTCCTTGTTTATACTCACCAACAGACTGAACTGTATCGAATGAGTCTGGCTCATCAGTCCAGAACTCTGCCAACTGCTTCTGTCGAAAGATTCTCATCGGCCCAGCATCGCCATTATAGTCTAGCATTATCTTGCTTCTCATATAAGCCTCTGCGGCTATCCCCCAAGAACGGGCGGCGAGGCAATTCCAAGTGTATCCAGCATTGTAATCAGCCGCATTTGGGTTTGTTACCATGTAGAAGCCTCTATTGTTCATATCATCTCTGGATGCACGGCTATCCTTGAACTTGTGCTTACAGCCCTCGCACTCATAAGTCGTATGCTCTCTAATCTTGTTGTAGTCGTACTCGCCCTCGTATACCATAGCATCGTCTGGTATTCTTATCTGTGACCATTTCCATTCCTGCCGATGCTCGCAAAGTGGGCAAGAGAATGACCATACACGCTTGTCAGTAGTAGACCAAAACTCTTCTGTCTCATCCCCAGAAAACCCACCCTGTGACATGAATATTCTCTTTCCGAGCCATCCGAATGAGGTAACACGGGCTGATGCTTCAGCCAAGTGACCCTTCGGATAAAGCCAAGTTTCGTCAGCAAGCAACCATCTGATTGAGCGTCTCTGGAGGTTCTTTTCGTTGAACGCACCAAGACACCAGAATGTCATATCGTTGGTCTGAACTGTATCACCCTTTGACTTCTCTTCTCCCTTTGGAAGTTTAGCCATAACAGGAGGACAGTTCTCCCACAAGACACGAAGTCTTGTTTTCATCCAGTCTGCGGCGTTGTCGTTGGTGTCGTTTAAGTAAAGTGTCGGGGCTGGCTGTCTTGCCAATATATAACAAGACAACATTTCGGCAAGTAGTGATTTACCAGACTGAATTGGTGCTATAATCTGCACGAGACGCTTTTCTGGGTCTGCACACGCTCTTAGTGGCTCAATGAGCCAAGGAGTTTCCTTGGCTCTAAAGCCAGCAGGCATTGGAGAGAACGGAATCTGTCTTATGTTGGCCTCAAGCCAACTAACGATGTCGCCACCCTCGTCTGGCTTAAAGACCTTACGGAGGCGAGCCTCCAGTTCAACAGCGAGTTTAGCGTTACCCATAAATCACAAGGACGGCATTTATAATAGAAGGCTGTGATGGGTCAAGTAAAATAAAAACTTTTCTGTCGCAACACAGGCTACTGGCTGTCATTGCTACACAGTAAAGATAATTCCATATTCCATTCAAACGCTTGGGAATGCATACATTCATAACTTAACATCCTCCTCACCATCGTTAGCCACCTCATCAACGTCCCCAAGCAACTCTTCAAACTTTACATCTCCATCCGAGCCGCCCTCGCCGCCAACTATACCAACACCATCAAACCCCTCATCACCATCAGAAGGAGCCTCCTCCACGGGCGGGAGTGGCTTCGCCACTCCCTCTGTAAGTTCTACCTGCGGTGCATACTCGGAAATCTTTCTGAACAAATCATCTCTGAAGTCCCGAAACGCTTTCAATGCCTTCGTGGGATTGTCTGGATTTGCCTGTGGTGCTATCGTCAACTCCGCTCGCTCTATTAGCGAACGCAACTGACCCAATACCTTCCCAAACCGTTGCGAAGCCTCATCGGCATCAACTAGCCGACCTCGCTCCTGCAACCTTATATGCCGCTCTCGCTCTAATCGCAACAGCGTGGCTATCGCTCTGTCGTAGTTACCATACAACTTACTCTGACTCGGGTCCCCTTCCCTCAAAGCATTCTCAAACACTTCCCTTGTCATATCAACCAACGCAATCTGTTGGCTAATTCTACCATCCATCTCGTTATCGTCCGTACCAACCTGCACAGAGTTTAATATCTCGTCCAACCTTTCTAAGTTTATCGGACGCACTGGCTGACTTATATGCCCAGCCCTCTGATTCTCTCCCCTCCTCGCATCTCTCCATGCAACCGCCGCCTCAAGAGACTCTGTTGGCATCCCCTGTCCAACCAACTGCGTAACCCTCACTCTACTAACTCCCAACCCGTTTGCCAATTCCTCGTGTGTCATACTCATAACTTACACACCCCTCCCCCCCATATTACAT